CAAGCGGTATCCCGGATGATTAAGCAGTTGGAACAGTTAAGCTTTTACAATCCTGCCGACATTATCGACGCAAGCGGAGCGCTTCGCGTGAAGGATTTAAAAGAGCTAGGGACGCTTGCCTTGTGCGTGGAGCAGATAGAAACACGGGTAAACACTGCCGGAAGTTATACGGTTGTAAAACTTGCGAACCGCCAAAAAGCGATGGAAGCGTTTAGTAAGTACCTGAACATTATCAGGCCGGAAGTAGACCTACAGGCGATGATGCCGGTTGTGATGCTGACCGGCAAGAATAGTGAATTTGAAAAGGAGGAAAAGTAATGACGAAAAAAGAGCTTATTGATGAGATGAGAGACCTCGATGATGATGCAGAAATTTATATTTTCTGCGGTTCGCCTGATATGGGTGTAGAGGGATATGCCGATAGTATTTGCTTTGAGATAAAGTTACCGGCGACGATGTTATGAATGAACTTACGATTGTTGCGTGTTTTTTTTAAGGAGTAAAGATGATGGAATTTGACAAGAGTAAGATTTACACCGCACTTAACGCGGATGAATTGCCCATTGGAAGCAAGTGTATTTTTGCTGATACGATAAAAGACCTTAAGGAAGAAGTAAAAAAGAAACGCATTGATACTTTATTCGGTATAGCAACGGAACAGTATGAATATCGTTTCATATCAGAACACGGGTACAAGATTCAATATGCACTTGCCTACTTTATCGAACTGCCTGCCGAACCGAAGTACAAGCCGTTTGAGAGCTTGAAGCAGTTGATTGTGGCGACTAAAAAACACGGGGAAACTGTGAAATCTCTAGTAGGACAAAATGAAAGTACTATTATTGGCATGACACTTAATAATCGTGTTATTATTGATAAATCTTTTTTACAATCTTTTGGACAACCTTATGGAGATAAAGTATCTTGTACTACAGAAGAACTTTTATATAATTTTGTATTTTTATCTGATAACAGCCCCTGCGGGAAATTGGTGGAGGAGTAAATAAAATGAAAAGATTTGCAACACATAGAGAGCTTGCAAAATGGTGCGCACAAGGGAAAGGAGAATGGATGCACCGACCATCTAATTCAGGCACTGTGTACACGATGTATAAATATAACGAAATTGAAGCGGATTGCTGTATCACAGAACATGCAATAACAAAACAACGGATTGTCGTTCGGCGTTGGAACAGTATGGAGTGGAGCGATCCGACAAAGGAATACTTATTAAATAACACAGGATTAGTGAAGGAGTAAAGCAATGACAGACTACGATTTTGAAAATATTACAGAGAGGATTATCACCATTCTCAAGATTGTGCTACTAGCAATAGGATGCGGAATTGGGTTACTGGCTTTAATTTCCGGGATTGCCGTTGCATTGGGCTAGAGGGGACTTATCTAATCATGAGGAGATTTTAAATGAAACTCACTAAAAAAGAACGGGAAGAAATCCGTAGTATGTTTGGCGGCCGGTGTGCCTATTGCGGAAAACTGCTATCCGATAGATTTTGTGTAGACCACGTAAATCCGATTTTTAGAGGCTTGGATGAAAAACCTGCAATAGCTGGAGAGGATGTAAAGGACAACCTTTTTCCATCCTGTCAACGGTGCAATTTGCATAAGCATACATTAACTCTTGATAAGTTTAGGGAAGCAATTAAACACCAAGTCGAAATTCTAAAGGAGCGGGATTATAATTATAAACTTGCCGCCGATTTTGGGTTGGTAGTAGAAACCGGAAACGACGTACTTTTCTGGTTTGAAAAATACGCAGGCTGTTAAAAGAAAGGAGTAAATAAAAATGATTCTTGAATTACCGAGCGGATATTGTACAGAATGCGAAAGATATGCAGCAAAGCGCTTTGAATGGACGTCTGCTATGAGATTATGCGCAAGCTGCTTAAAAAAAGCACAATACGTCTATAAAAAAGACCTTATGAGAGACTTGCCAGACTATGAGCACTTTTTTTCTTTAACTGAATGGTATGATGTTTTAAAAAGCATTGAAAGGCAGGATGTTGAAGCAATGGAAAAATATCTTGCCATTGCACAAGAAAGAGAAATCATAGCCGACAATCAGGGCTGTTGCGACTACTTATGATTCTCTGGGAACCGCAGCCGAAGCAGCAGCTTGCCCTTTCGTGTCCGGCGTTTGAACTTTTTTACGGGGGAGCGGCAGGCGGGGGCAAAAGTGATTTCTTGCTTATGGATTTTTTAGCCGGTTGTAATGAAGGGCGCGGCGCGTGGCGGGGAATACTATTCAGGAGGACGTATAAAGAGCTTGAAGAACTGATTATCAGGGCAAAAGAGCTTTATACACCGCTTGGGGCGTACTACCATAAAACTGAAAATGTTTTTACCTTCCCAACCGGTTCCTTTTTGCGCTTGCGGTATTTAGAGCGCGACGAGGACGTCGGAAGCTATCAAGGCCATCAGTATACTTGGTGTGGCTTTGATGAGCTCGGAAACTACGCGACCGATTATTGTTACCTTTACATGATTAGCCGCCTGCGGAGTGCCGCGGGGCTTAAATGCTATATGCGAGCAACCGGAAACCCCGGCGGCGTCGGGCACAGCTGGATAAAGATGCGCTTTATCGACAAAAAAAAGCCGAACACGATTTATACCGATGAGATGGGGCGTACCCGCTGTTTTATTCCGAGCCTTTTAGATGATAACCGTATTTTGATGAAAAACGATCCCGAATATGAAAAGAATTTAACCCTTTTGCCGCGGTATCTTTATGAAGCGTTACGGTACGGCAACTGGGACATTGTCGCAGGGGCGGCGTTTGAAGAATTTAGGCGCGAAGAGCACGTTATTAAGCCTTTTGCCTTAGAGAGCGGGCAATGGTTTAAATTTTGCGCAATGGACTGGGGGTACGCAAAGCCCTTTAGTCTCGGGTGGTGGGCAGTCAATAACGAAGGGCGGATGATACGGTACCGCGAGCTTTACGGTTGCGAGAAAGGGGAAGCAAACAAGGGAGTAAAAAAAAGCGCGAGCGAAGTGGCAAAAGAAGCTTATGCGCTTTCGGTAGCGGAAGGGGTTACGGTGATGGTCGCAGACCCCGCAGTATGGAGTAAAACCGACAAAGAAGCGAGTATTGCCGAAAAGTTTGAAAGCGCAGGTTGGAAAATGATAAAAGCCAATAACGAGCGCATCAACGGAAAGATGCAGCTTCATCAGCTATTAAAAACAAAGGGCGAGGACGAAAAGCCGATGCTTTTAGTTTTTGATACTTGCTTTGATTTTATTCGCACAATACCGCTTCTTTTACCGAGTAAAGCACACCCTGAAGATATTGACACTGCGATGGAAGACCATATCTACGATGAGACGCGCTATGCGATTATGAGCGAGTATGCGCGGCATCCTGCAAGGGCATTACGAAAACAGAGCGGACAATGGAACTTCGCAAGTAAAAAAGCGAAAAGCGCCGGATGGGATCCGTATGCGTAATGAGTCATTGATAATGCGTAATGGATAATTATCGGAACTGAAAAAAAATACTTTTTCTTATCAAGTTATATAACAAAATCAAAAGCTCCATTTTAGAATGTCATTATGGTAGAAGCGAAAAAGGATGAAAAAGAGGTTTTAAGCGACATTAAAACACTTTTTGAACATCTTAAAACAAAGCGCAAAGTACACGAGGGGGAATGGCAGGACGTTACTACCTATATCGGCAGCAAGAACTTCGATTGGGAAGAAGTGCGCGATGAGGGAAAGCGCCCGAAGCGGCATACAGGGCGGCCTGCAGAATACCTTGATAAACTCGTGTCGGGTTTAATGGGATATACCATAAGCCCGAATGTTACATGGCTTAAACTTTCTTTAAGCGATTCGGCGATGCTCGATTATACGGGGGTGAAGGATTGGCTTGAGAATGCAGAAAAAGCGCTGTACGAAGAATTTAACCGCAACAATCTTTACACGGAAGCACCCGCTTTTATCAGTAACGCCGCGCAATTCGGGCACGGGGTGATGCTTATCGATGAGAAAAAAGAGGCAGCCATCCGCTTTATGACGGTTTCCGCGCCGGAAGTATATATCGCAACAAATGAATACGGGGACATCGATACGGTGTGTCGGTATTTTTCGATGACGGTAAAAAACATCGTTGCGCGTTTCGGCTTAGAAAATGTCAGCGATACCATCCGCAAAGATTATGAAGATGCGCAGGGAAAGCAAAAGGAAATAAAAATCCTTCACGCCGTTTTTCCGCGCGAGAATTACGACAGCGATAAACTCGACGATAAAAACATGGCGTATGCAAGCTATTACGTTGACATGGACGGGGATGCGATTTTAGAGGAGTCAGGATACCACGAATTGCCGTACAGTGTTTTTATCTGGGAACGCATTACGGCAAGCGCATACGGGGACAGCCCCGCGCGCAAGGCTATTCCCGATATGCGGCTTTTAAACAAGGCAGAAGAAGCGCGATTAAAACTCGCACAGCTTGCCGCAGAGCCGCCGATGAACGTACCTGACAGTATGCGCGGCGTAGAAAGCGTCGTACCTGCCGGATTTAACTACTATGAAAGCCCCGATGAAATTATGATGCCGATCAATATCGGCGCGAACTTTCCTATCACCCTTGATACTGTGCGGGATATTGAAGCGCGGATTAAAGATAAATTCAATGTTGATTTTATGCTGATGCTCCAAGCTCAAGCGGCGCAAAAGACAGCGACGGAAGTTGTCGAGTTACAAGGCGAAAAAGCGGCGATGCTAACCTCGCTTATCGTCAATCAAAATAAAGCGCTTTCTGAAATTGTGCGGCGCACCTTTAACATTATGTACCGACAAGGGAGACTACCGGAAACACCTGCCATTTTAAACAATTCAGGGGCAAGCTTAAATATCGATTTTATCGGACCTTTAGCGCAAGCGCAAAAGAAACACCACCAGTCAGGCGGAGTGCAGATGAGTTTAATGCTTGCGCAGCCGGTTCTTCAATTATCCCCCGAAAGCGTTGACTACATTAACG